CCAGCCCGCAGCGGGACCTGAGCTGTCCCGCAAGAAACTCCCGGTACTCACACACCGTTTTGCACTCGCCACGGCTTGCACATATGACGGCAGGAGGCATGTCGCTATTGCGGATTATCTCCACAGCTTCCCGCGCCGCCTGGAGCCGGGCCTTGGCTCTCTCGTCGTAAATGAACTGAACGGGGAAGCAATGCCCCTCTGTTTTCAGCCGCTCAACCTCGGCCAGCAGGTCGCGAATAACGACAGCCGCCAGATCCTCACCGTTCGTCGTGCTATCTCGCTTCTCGTACCCTTCCAGCCATTCAACAGCGTTCATTTCCCCACCTCCGGCGGAGCGGGGAAGTCCGCCCAGTGAGTAACGTATCCGTCGTTTAACTCCAGGCCGTTCTGGTCAATCCAGCTGTTACCATTCTTGCTCCCCACGAATACCGGGTCGAAACCGTCCGGGGCGTAAAGCAGGACAGTCATGTCGTCATCAGGGAGTTCCTCGGTTACCGCTTTCCAGTTCATAATTCTTTCCTTTCAGTTACCCGTCCCGGGGCGCATGTATTTGCCCTGGTAACGCGGGGACGCGGATGGTTGATTGCCATTACTATCGTCCGGCCGGACCGCTGCCACTCGAATTCCGGGGAACGTCTGCTTTGCGTCCAGGAAACGGCCGGCCTGGGAACGATTGGCTCCGGATTGGATGATCAGACGGATCTCGGCGCTGTCGAAGACGATCTCTCCAGAGGCAACCAGCCGATCATAGGCGTCCCGATTATCGGTGATGTGGTATCTACGGCCGTCGTGAGCCACTAATTCCCGCACCGAGTCCGCCAGACTATCCGATGCCGGTGCAGGTGTTTCCGCAGGTTCTGGAGCTGACGACACCATGGCCGGGGCCGGCGCCCTGACCCGGAAAACCGGAGGGAGACCGTCCAGCACCCAGGCCCTCAGATCAGCGCCCTGCTGCCAGGCCTCTCCGGGATCCTTACCGACCGGTACCGGCCAGCGCCGCCAGGTGTCAGGGAATGTTCTACTCCACCAGGCGCAGGACTCGGCGCCGGGGGCGATCAGACGCTGTTTCTGTTCGTTCCATACCGGGGTGTCGAAATCCAGGGCGACCAGGATGCACAAGCTCTCCTGCAAGGAGGCAAAGGCGGTGACTTTGGGATGGGTGGAGCAGGATCCCAGGGGAACAGTAGCGACGATGTCGCCGGCGAGCCAGTCGATGAGAAGACCATCCAGGTCGCTCTCGACGACGACATGGGCACGAGCGGAGGGGTTGAGGCAGATGATGTCATTGCCGCTCCCAGGGAGCCAGTAGTAGCGCGGGTCGCGGCTGTCGCGCACGGTCTGCTTGCGGATCCTGATGCGGTGAATACTGCCATCCAAGCTCCAGGGGATAAGGATGCCGGCGGGGATGAAGAGTTTTTTGGGAGTGCCATCGTCTTTCAGGTCCGCCGGGAGCCCCCAGGCGGACCGCTCGCGAAAGAGATCGCGGGGGAGATACCCCAGACGGTACTTTTCGACGGCTTCGCGTGGGAGTCCCCGTCCAGCCAGATAGGCGAGCTGATCGGGAACGTCCAGGAGCTGCTGGTGGGCCAGGTCAACCAGTTCTGCAGCCTTAACCTGCCACAACGTTTCCGGATTTGCAGCAGATACAGTCGGAGCCTTGGCGGGCGCAGTCCGCGGGAGAGGAGAGGAGGAGCGCGGACGGTCGCCCCGACCACGACTGCATTTATCCCAGGAGGGACATTCGGTTTGGTCGCATTCCACATCCGCCTGGCGATGGGCTTCGGGGCAGGAGAGCCCAGCCACCTTGCGCAGGAAACCAACCGGGTCCATGTTCTGACCGCAACCGTAGCAGTGGGTGAACCCCTTGGCGACGTTTACGACGAACCGCCGGCTGTCCTTGTCACCACCGCACAGAGGACAGGGTCCAGCCCAGGTGGAGCCCTGTTTGGTCAGGGTGACGTGCTGTTGTGCGAGAGAAAGGATGTCCATGATCATTTTTTCCTGTTTTTCATCATAAAATGGTTGGTCATGCTATATGTGGCTGTTTTTACTGTTCTTTTTATGTAATCATGATGAAATGATGATTTTTTACATTAGTTGAGTATGGTTTTTTCCCGAAAAATAAACCGGGAAGGCTTCCCGCATATATTTTGATAATCCCTATACGCGTGCGCGGGGAAAATCATCATTTCATCATGATACGGAGTTTGTGTTAATGATTCCGTTGTGTTGCGCCATGATGACCATTTTATGATGATTTTTGCAGACAAGATCATCATGCTTCCCCTTTCCCCCTCCTACTGTTACGGGCAGGAGAAAAGGCTGACCCTACCCCATGGGTAGGACTTCGATACCGCCCCAGACTCGGGTCTCTCCACCACGGGCGCGTACGTCGAGACCCTTGTCCCGCAGCTGCTTGGCCACGGCTTTCTTGCTGGGACGGTATTTGTCGCTGTCGCTGATCTCATTGGCGTACCATTTCCGAAATGCGTCGTAGAATTCCGAAAAGATGACGGGATGATCGGACATGAGACCCGGTCCGTCGTAGCGCCACAGGTCGGGATAGTCCGGCGGCTGCTTGCCTTTGTTGCCGGGGACCAAACTGCGGTAGCGCGATCCTACCGCCCCCTGACCAGAAGAGACGCTGCAGACGTGGCCTTCGTCGTAGATGCGCAGTGGTTCCCATTCCATGAGGCAACGGTCGTGCAGGTACTGCTGCAGGGTATCTTCCTGGATCCGGAGGTCTTCAATCTCTGCTTTCATCTTGTCCGGAGGATTGATGCCCCCTGCTTGCTGCCAGAGCAGGCAGCAACGGATGAGATCCATCAGAATGTAGGGTTTTTCCTGCTGCAGACGAGCGAAGAGCCCCTTGTCCTTGGGCTTGAAGCGGTGGGAGTTATGCGGTTCCTTGAGCCCTTCTTCGGCCGGATCATCGACGAACATGTAGGGGAAGTCGATGAGAATCAGGCGCTGGCGCAGGGCAAAGTCCCGGGTGAGTCCGCCGGGGATGTCGTTGGTGTGCAGGAAGAGGGTCCAGGTGGGGTCGATGTTCTCTTCGTCTCCCGAAAAGAGGCCGCGGGCGTTCTGGCGATCTCCGCCGGTGAGACTCTTGACTTTTGCGCCGCTGATGCGACGGTTGGCGTCGTTTTCGGAAGCGATAACGACCCTCCGGCCTTCGAGCATGATGATTTCGGGTGATGCGCTGCCGCTGGAGCGGGCGTTTTTGTCCTCAAGAATGAGCTCGGGCTTTACGGTCCAGGCGAGGTCGCCCATGATGTCCTGTATGGTGTCAAAGTAGGTGCCTTTGCCGTTACGCCCTGGACCGAGGTAGACGGCGATGAACTGCTCCAGCCTACTGTGGCCGGTGATAGCGTAGCCCATGATACGGTCCATGCAGGCAAGGATGTCTCCGTCTGGTTGGACTGAGGTCTTGAAGGCGGTCCAGCTGGGATGCGGACTGCTGCCATCGGGGAGTACGCCATGGATGAGGTAGTGCTCGATGGCCTGTTGGCCCAGGTGCAAAGGAAAGTCGACGCTGACGGTCCGCAGCAGGTAGTCCTCGGGACGACCGTTGCGCCAGGTTCCGGTGCGGAGATCGACTACGGTGTTTGGACAAGCCAACAGCCATGGCTGTCGGTCGAGCTCTTCCCCGGTGATGGCCAGCGGCTGTTCTACGTGGTGGGCCCAGGTGAGGCAGTTTTGGGCCCCACGAACGGAGCGGAGCTTGGTAGCCCGATGGAGAGCGGCCTTGCGTTGGCGCTCTAGCTTGTCCAGTTCTGTCTGGTGACGCAGGACGTCGGCTTCGGCCTCCCGGATCTGGCGGTCGATGGTGGAGATGGTTTCGGTGTCCGGGGTGCTCTGCTTGCGCAAATTACCGATGCGCTTTTCAGCGGTGGCCAGGCGTGCGTTGGCTTCCGAAAGCAGGTCTTTCTCCCTCTTGATGGGTACCGTGAAGGTTTCGGCATATGCCGCGTATTGCTGGGCCACCTGCTCGACAGCGGTCATGACTTCTCCCAGCTTATCCTTGGTCCAGTGGCGGTCGAATTTGAGCCAGGGCCGCTTGTCCCACTTTTTTACATGGATAAACTTTCCCCGGAACATGTTGGCGAAGAGCCGACCATCACCCAGTTCGTTCTTGTCCAGGCAGTCGGCTATGAAGTCGTTGTCGATCTCCTGAGGTTGCGGTTCGTTGGCTTTTGGAAGGTATTCGGCTTCTGCAGCGACGCGCGCGGCTACCTGTGCGGATATGTCGGAGGGAGATGTGGTCATGGGCTACCGAAGTTGTTGGTTGAGGGACATGTCAGATAGCCTTTACCGTCAGCTTACCGTCGGTCTTGCCATCGTCGATCCAGACAAACCTGCGGATTGATACGTTGGCGGAATCACCGGTGAGGAGCCCCTGCCCAACCATTTCATTGAGGGTGATGATGCAGGTTTTCAGTTCAGACAGGCAAATGTCGAGACGGTCCTCGGGAACATGGAGGAAATCCCCCGGCTCTTCGATGATGTATCGAGGGGGAGTTTCCTTGCGCGCCTGGGCCTTGAGATGCTGGCGATACGAGCTGATCAGTCTTCCGAACAACGGCATTTTTTCTCCCCCTGCGGCACTCTGAGCCGCTCGGTGATTCTGCGCACGGTGTCGATGGATACGCCGCAGCGGGTAGCAATCTCGGGCCGGTGGATTCCCCACCAGGACATGCAGGCAATAAGCAGCACGGCACGGTAGTCTGAATGAACGTTTTCCAGGACAGTCCCGGTCCTGGGTGCGCTCTTCCGGCCGCACTCGCACCGGATCTCCCGCCCGTCCAGCATGCGCTCGGTCTCGGCATCGGTGAACGATCTCTGGCAGCCGGGACAGACTGGAGCGGGACGCAGCATCCGCAGCAGTACCCGGCGGCACTCGGCTTCGTCCAGGAACCCGGAATCGAAGGCCGCGACGATCATCCCGCCCAGGCTCGTATCGTCAAAAATCGCGCAAGTCATTGATAACACCAGTAACTTTCATTTTTTCAGGACAAAACCAAAACACAAATGGAGCCAGATACCGGGGGTGCAATTACCCGCATGGGCCGAGGTCCCGGAAGGACCCGCCGATTTCATTAAAATACATGCCGTGGTTTTTAATGAAACCCTGGTCGATCAGGGCCTGTACTTGGCGGGGGGTGCGGGGGATCATCGTCCGTGCCTTAGTCGGTAGGCCATCTCTTTTTCTATCTCGCGCAGGATTGTCTCCTGTGCGATGCGCTGGAAGTTGTTGTTGATCCACTGTTCGGCATCGCTGAAAAACGGCCATACCGGTCGATACGATGGCGCGCGCTGGGCAAACACCATGACCGGGACCGCACCACGCCCTCGCACCATCCCCGACGTGCCCGCCTGAAACGCCCCAACCCTTCCCCTGGCACCTCTGGCTCTGCCAACCGATGTAAACCCGTTATGTGATTCAGTGCGCTGATAGATGCCAGGCTTCAGTCCCCCACGCGGCTGCGTCAGAATGAAATATTCCGTCGCCTTCGAAGCGCCACTCCGCCGTGCCCTGCTTCTCGCTGTCTGGTTCATGTCGTAACCAGCGACATCCCCGAACCTACCCAGGCGCGACAGGATCTGTGTGATCTGCCCACCCTTCATATTCCCGTACCGATCCAACTTGGCGCCTGCTCCGGGAACATAGAACCGTCCCAGGCGTTGCTCGCTGGGCTTCATCGTTCGCTTCCCGCCCTCGATATTAGGCAGCATGTACTCATCCAAACCCTTGCCGTATATCTGGTCGAAGAGCACGACAGCGCCGCCATTGCTGGCTGTAGCCTTACGTACGAACACGTTCTTGGCTGTTTGTGGTCGTGCCGTGGGGAAAATCTCCCTGATCCTCCCCTTGGTATAGTTACCCAAACCAAACGCCAGAGCGTTCTGGTAATTGGGAATCGCATACTTCAGACTACGGGGAATCACAGCCAGCCCATTGATCACATAGTCGAGCCCCTGGGCATAGATCCTGTATGGCATCCTATCCCCTCAGTCCCTGCAGCGCTTCCAGCTTGCGGTAGGTCTCGCAGATCGCACGGCCGGGAGCCAGGCCCGACAGATCGATCAACCAGGACGCCTCCAGATCCCTCATCGCATCCCTGATCGCCATCACGACCACAGCATCCACCCCGAACTCCACCAGCTCGCCATCCATATTGGTGACGCGGCCATCCAGTGTGGCAGACTCAGTCTCTACAGATTCCACCGGGGTATCGGTCTCAACTGCTGGCGGCATCGTCTCTCCGTCCTGATCGGCATGAGCGCGCAATGATTCCCCGCACACCGGGCAGGTCGGACGCTCCACCTCTAACGACGACAGCACGGCATGACAGTGAGGACACTCGAACGCCTCGCGGGGATCGGCGAGCGCACCTTCCTGTGCAGGTTCCTCGACCGGAGTGGGAGGAACTATCTGCTTGCCCGTCTTTGGATCGATTCCGTGCGTCTTACAGTGAGTCCAGCAATACCCGCTCCTACTCACCTTCTTCTCGCACCCCGGCTCTTTGCATTTTCTCGACATCTCATCCTCCACATTGATCTTGATTTCATCCAGCCCAAGGCCGGGGCAATTCTCACAGGCAAAAATCTGTGCTCCCGCCATAAATCGGGCCGAGCCGCCGCGCTTCCGATTGATCTCGCACTGCCTGCGACTGATACTCGCGCTCAACCGCTCGCATCTGTACAGTTGTATCTCCATCCCTGACCTCGTTTAAACGGTGTGCGCTACTCCCCTTGACTGACCGACTATCGAGCCACTATCGGCGACCGCCTGGTCAGAGGGAAGCTGCCCTTTCGCCGGGAAGCACTCTGTTCAAACCCCGCAGGGCTGTTTGGCGTTGGTGAGAATGCCCCCCTGTGGGGGAACGGAAACCGTCATATCAGCGCACATGACACTCATGGTTTCCGCCAGGCACCTAAAAAACCGCGCTGGGAGAGGAGGTAGCTCCCAGCGCGGAGACATCCCCGGACGAGCGATCCAGGTATGCCACAACGAAACCCCATACCGGCTGCGGCTGCACCCTGGCGGCAATTGTCACCATGCCCATCAGCAGGATCACAGCCACACACAGCGCAAGTGCAACAAACAGCACCGTACCGATCCGGTCTCTCATGCCGCTACCCTGGCGTCAGAATCAGCAGGATCGACCTGAACCAACAGACCCGCGCGATCCAGCTTGCGGAGCACCCGCTGATAGTTGCTCTCCTTGTGCTCCGATGGAGACACATATTTGCCGTTCAGGACCTCCGACAGCGTCGCCTCGGCAATACCAGCCCGCAGCGCAAAGCGCTTCACAAAGCGGTGCTTCTTCCGGATCAGTTCTCTGGTAGCCGGGCCATCGATCGTCAGGGGGATATACTCTTGCTTTGCCATACATTAACCCTTGTTATTGATTGTTCCCTTCCCGCTCTGTTAGATTCCGAATCGCCAAAAACAAAACCGTCACAGAGAGGAAGGGAAGATTAAAACGAAACCGAACTGTTCGAACAGCTCCCGGCCCGTCATTACGTGGCCTCTTCAAAAACCATTGTTGACAATTCGGAAAAATGTTATAAATAATTCGGAAACGGTGTCTAAATAATTGTGTTACCGAATAATGAGCCGTTTTATCTTTTTTACGGCCCGTTTTTGACCTGACTGCAACAAACTGTGAGTTACAAATAATTCGGAAAGTAAGAAATGTCAACCGAAAAATATGCTGAAAATAAGATTATTTTGGATAGACTGATTAGCGCACTTTTGTCCTTGGGGCTCAAAAAGCACGGCATGGGCAAAAAAATATGTGAAGCTACTGGATATTCTTCTGGCCAGGTAAGTAATTTACTATCCGAAAAAGATCCATTGAATGACCGTTTTCTAAAAAGCGTGTGTCAGGGGTTTGGGATCAACGAAAGATGGCTGAGGACTGGTGTAGGGGATAGGTTTTTAGCAGCTGGACCTAGGCCGGAGTTCGCCAACGAAGAGATTGCGAAAAACCGGCCCATATCCATAACCCGAATGAAGATCGAAGAATTGTTTAACGAAATGGAAGACAAAGAGTTAGAGGACAGAGTTTTGAGCATGCTGCTTGAATTCAAGTTCACTCATGCCAAATCTAGACCTGGCCAGGACAACAACTGCAGCTAGCTTCGCCATTGGCTTAACATCACAACCCAGGACTCGGCATATCTCGTCCATGCGCTGTGAATCGGTCAATTCATTATACTGGATATCCATCGCTTCAAGTGTAGCGTTCATCATGTACTCCTTACCCGGTTTGTGAATGGTTTTTTATGCGGTAAATATCTAGCATCACTAGATAACGTGACCAAAAAAATAGCATTAGAATTATTTGCTCATTACAATGTGTGCAACTATAGTGCAGTGCTATGACGCACAAGCACGAAATAGGCAACCGCATTAAGATACTGCGAGGGCAACTTGGATACACCCAAGAGCAAATTGCAAATGCATTAGGGGTGTCGGATGGGGCTATATCCAGCTACGAACAAGGGGATAGCTCCCCCAGCCTGAAGAACATCATCAAGATTGCACATCTGGCACATGTCTCTATTGATTGGCTACTGACAGGTCAAATGATGAAAAACCAACGGTTGCCGGAAAACGAAGAGATCACCGAGGAAGAAACCAGACTGCTGATCGCATTCCGCCGGGCATCCCGACCGCGCCGGAGGATCATCCTGCAGATATCCGAAACACTCTCGCAGCGGATCCGTAAGCCCAATGCAGCCGAAAAAACAACATGTACCAACAAATGAGTTTTAATGTCAGTAAAAAATCATGTCAAATCTTTACCACAGAACTATGTGATTTCTCTACACGAAAGCGAATGTAATTGTGATTAAATCTGCACATTTTTCATTTTTATATGACCAAGAATCTCGGGCGCATCATCAAAACGGCCAGAAAAGACCGGCGAACCACGCAGGCCACCCTGGCGATTCACACAAAAATCCCCAGAGAACGCATCAGCAAGATCGAATCCGGCAAACTACAGCCCACCGCCGCCGAGATCAGCGCCGTTGCGATCTATCTGGAGAACCTGGACATCATCCGCGCCTGGTGGCAGAACTCTGACCTCCACGGCGCCACAACCTACATCTGCGGCCGCATGGGAGTGCCGGTCGCCACCGACATGGAAGTCACGGCCCGGCAGTTTTCCAGAGACATCGTCAACCGGGCGCTCCGGATCTCCAGCATGATCCAGGATATGCCCAGCGACGAGCGCGGGCGGCAGGAGCACATCATACTGGCCGGACAAGAGGCCTACATGATCATCAACATGGCCACGGCGTTACGACTGTTGCTATGCGATATAAAGGGAGGATGAGATGGCATATTGTTCAGCGTGCGGATCAGCAATATCTGATGAGGCCAAATTCTGCGACAAATGCGGGCACAGCGTAGGCTCCAGCATCGTTACCACCATCGAACAGACCGGCAAAAAATGGAAGAAGCTCTCTCTCATTGGCGCAGCTCTTGTTGTGGGAGGTATAATAGTAACCACAATTGTCCCTCCCCTTGGGGCACTGATGCTTTTGGCCGGAATTGCGGTGCTGGTTTATACGTCATTCGGAAAGTGGTGGCATCACGGGTAATACGTTGATAGATATAGTGAGCCATATATTATGGGGGGAAATGTTGTGCGTGAAATTACGATTGAAGAGCGGCGTGCGCAGTGGGACCAGCGGCCAGAAAATAGAAATGCTTACAAATGCCTGGTATGTGGGTTTGAAGGGCAAATGAAAACCTGGCTTTCAAATTACTCTGTTCCTCAATTCATCCTCATAGCTCTCTCTCTATTCTGGATTGTGCCCGGACTCATATTCATGGCCTGCGTGTGGGGCAAGAGAAAGTGTCCACAATGCGGTGCATTGGCAAAGAATATAATGCTTACTTATTCAGCTAACCAGACAATTCCAACTACAAAAAAATGCCCGTATTGCGCTGAAACAGTAAAATTTGAAGCAGTGGTATGTATAAACACTGTAGCAGAGACTTACCGCAACCATCCTGAGCGTATCCGCCCCCCCAATAAACACATCACTCCTCACACCATCGACTGATGGGCGGCGTGCCCGTCCCCACCGCAAAACACCAGTTTTCCGCATAGCCCGTAAAGGCGAGAGCATGTCATCAAAACTTGTGCCATTGTCATACGAAAAACACTGTCGGATTGACCCGATAAGCGGAAATGACACAGCACAGGTTTTACGACAGAGCCGATTCCAGCGCACACGGAATCGGCTTTTTGTTGCCGGTTTATTTTAACGCACCCCCAAATAATTTATTGACTCCGTAATAAGATGGTGGTACATTTAAATCATCGAAAGGGAGCAAAACACAAGGGGAGAAAACATCATGACCAGCCCGCCGATCAGCTCAATAGTTTACGATGTACCGGGACGCGGAGAAATCATTTTTCACGAACTGACAGACGGTACATTTCACGCCAGCGGAACCGCCAGAATTTACACCCGCGAACAGTACGAGGCTGGAGTAGCCAAATTGATGAGCATGGGCGGCAAACTGATCAGGACTGAAACCAGATAAGGAGGATGAGATGAGAAAAGAATTTATCGAATGTGCAAGCAGAGAAACAGCCAAACGCCGCGCACCGTGGGCGGAGAAGATTGCCAAGGTCGAAGGTGGGTATATGGCTTTTGAATCTTCCAACGATTACGCTACCTGGAAAAACCAGAAATAACATCTACTCGCCCGCCGGGGGCATCGTACCCGGCAAGGAGGAAGTCATGAAAAAAGCAACCCTGAACTACTTTGTAACCGCGATGGACCCGCCTAGAATCGTGATCCACCCCGAACGGCTTGGAATGATTAGCACAGATCGTAATAACCTCAAAATACCAATGCTGCACATCTTTTTCGAAGCCGAAGATTTTGGGCATCGGAGCATTGATGAGAATGGTGAATGGGATGGCGTGAGCTGGAATTACGATGTTGACAACCTGGAGGGGGAAGAAGATTACTCTCGTGTATTGCTGTGGGGTGCTGTATGACCGACACCCCCCCCCGCCGCCGAGGTCGCCCCTCCGGATACCGCAAGGAGGGCGCTTTAGACATCATGATCCGCATCCGCTGGTTGTCCTCGGACTGGATCAGAGTCAAGGAAGCCGCAGCAGCCGCCAATATGCCAGCAACGGAGTTCGTCCGGCTGGCTATAGCCGAGAAGCTGGCCCCTCAGAAATGAGGGGCTTTTTTGTTGCCGTTTTTTCCTCCTAACGTCTTTCAGGGGGTCGATTCGGTTCTTTGCAACGGGGCAGCAACGCGCCTCAAGGGGATGCATCACAATCACTCAGGGACGACGACTCGCGGATCACCTTGGCGCTTCATCGTCCCTGAGTGATGCATCCCTGGCGCTCCTCGGCTGAAGGCCATTATTATAATATAAGAAGAGGAATCCCCGCCAAGGCCCGTAAATATTGAAAACCATCGATCAGGATCTGTGATTTCATCGATCAGGATCTGTGATTTCATCGATCAAAATTTGTGTTGTTTTTGATCGATGTTTTTGTTAAGGTTATCGAACAAGGTTAAGCACGGTATGCGATCAAAACAGGGGGTCAAAATGATCGATGAGATTAAACATGTGGAAAATCATCAATTATCCAGAAGGGGGTTCAGGAAGTACGACAAAAACCCCAGCCTGGATAACGCAATAAGGGCCACCCGCTCAGGGGTGAGAAAAATATCAAACAAATCGGGTGATAAGCTCATGATCGTTTCTGAGCACGGGGAAGTGGTAGCACCTGCTGGATTCTACGAAGCGGTGGACGTTGACAGAACTCGGTTCGTGAAGCTGTACGTGTCGGGAGTGCGGGCGTTCCAGGGACTCAGTACCGCCGGAGGCCGCGTGTTTGAGCTGATCTATGGCGTAGTGCTTGATCGGCCGAAAGTGGACAGGTTTACGTTTCACCATGACCACTTTAAGGACACAGGGATCAGCTCCGTAACATTCCGGCGGGGCATGAGAGAGCTGCTCGAAAAAGAGTTTCTTTTTGAAACCCCAGTCCAAAACGAGTACTGGCTGAATGTAGACTACATGTTCAACGGAAACAGGCTTGCCTTTATTAAAGAATATACCTGGAAGAATAACAAGAAATCATCAAAATCAGGACTCGTGGAGGGGTAAAAGGCGGCTCCCAACACGAGAGCCGCCCCCGCTTCTGCTTGGCTATGCCTGCGCCGCACCCAGCGCCCCCAGGATACTATTGATTTTCCCCGCCGTGGCGTCGCTGGTGACGTCAGATTTTGCCACAGCCTGGGCAATCGTGGCCAGGGACGACACAGCAGATTCGGGCGAGTTTCCCGCTGCCTGATGCGCCTCAATGGCTCTGTCCGTCGCCGTGGCGATCATCTCAGCAGCAGAGGCCCCACTGGCCACCGCGCCAGCATACGGCCCGGCTAGGGGCGCTACAGCCTCAGCAATCGGGGCTGCTTTCTCGACCAGGTGGCACAGTTTCTCCGCCGCGCCCTCCAGTTTTGCAAAACATTCCCCTGCCGCGTTGAAAAAATCAACAAATTTTACCATGATGTTCTCCTCTGCCGGTAATTCCTCCGTCTGGTCATTTGGTCTCGAAATGTAGGTTGATGCGTCCGTTAACCGTCGTTGCCCGTTTTGCGTCGCTGTCGCCCGAAAACTCCGTCTGTCCAGCGGTCAGGCCGATGTCGTAGTTCGCCAACCGGTGGCCCGCGCAACCGGCGAGCGCCAGGGCAAAGAGGATCAGCACCCACCTCACGCAACCACACCCCCGGCGCGTTGATACACTCTGACCAGGTCGTTGACCGAGTTCTCGTGCTGCCCATACCCCGCTCCCGGCAGTGACGACCAGCGAGAGGAGCAGGCGTTGATTGCGTCCCTGATGCGTCCTGCTGCGATCATCGGCAGCGCCCGGCACTCGCGGATCAACTGGATTGCGATAGCGTCCTGAGATGGTGGGGAGAAATCAGGGAGGTGGAGCTGCGCGCGGTAGCTGTCGTAAACGCGAGCCAGGATCTGGTAGCGCCCGGCAGCAGTGGATGACAGTTTGTCGCTGAGTCGCACGGTGATGCGCGGGTGATCAGTGTAGCCGTCAAACAGCTTGCCCCCCACCAGCACGTTGTAGCCCCGATCGCCCTTGCCCTCGGTTCCCTCGGAGGTTGCCAACATGGTCAAAAATGCGCGTTCATTTGGTGTCATGGTTGCTCCCTATGGTTGGCTCGGTGCGCCCCTTCGAGGTGCGCCAGTCGTGTTTCATGCCCTCGATTCAGCTCAAAAAGCTCCTCAAACAGTGCGTCCCGCTTTTCGGCGTCCCGCCGGAACATGTCGTAAAATACGCGGCCCATCACGCCTACCGTTGCCAGCAGAGCGGCGACGAGCCAGACCAGGAACCAGAGCGGGGCGGCGGATAGGGTCGGTATCATGCGGCCCCCTTATCTGCCACGCGCGGCGATCAATGCGAAAGCCTTGGCCACATTGATCGACAGCTCCGCCTCGGATAGCGATTTTGTCCAGACTGCGAACGTCTCCACATTCAGATCGGTAGACTGCCACGTAGCATCACTAATCATCCCGAGCGCCGGCCTCATGTTGGAGTCCACTACATTAGAGCTGTTGGTGATAATCTGAGGATACGGCAACGTTGTATCGAAATTTACCGCCGCCAAAGTCCCGGCGTAATAGCGCAAATTGAACGTGCCGCCCCCGGAGTGCCGTAACGCCATCACCAGGTTGTGAGCGCCGTATTTGATCGCTGTCGCGGCTGGCACCGTGCGGGTATTGGTGGTGTCCTGTGCACCCTTGTTGGTGGGACGAAACAGTGTCGAGATGGTGTCTCCATCCACCGGCGCCGAACCTCTGGAGCTGTACAACATGAACCCACGCTGAAAACCGTTGTATTGCTCAGTTGATAGCGTAGCCTGAATCCAGCCTGACCCGGTGTACTGATCCGGGACATTGATCCGTCCAGCAAAAAACAGGGTGTACGGCTGGTAAAAGTCGATCTGTGGGCCGAGGAATCGGGTCAGTCCCCGCATTCTCAGGCCGCCGTTGCTCAGCACGCTGTACCCGGTGTTCTGGTTGGCGGTCTGCTGCAGCACACTGTTGGCGTTGCCCATAGCATCGACAATGAGCGTGGCGGGCGCAGTATCGGCCATCAAATAGAGGGATTTGAGGGACGATTCGGTAAATCCCTCCTTGAGAAAAATTGCAGGGGTCACGCCGCTGGCGGTGAACGATGCTCCGGGGATCTTGATTGCGATGGTCATATCTATTGCTCCTTATTGGGTGATCGTGAAATTGTCGAACTGGATGCACCAGTTCCAGAGCGGGTAACTCTGCCCAGCCCGGAGACCGGCGGCAAACTGGAACGTCGACAGCTCGTTGTCGCCGTCCCGCAGGTTGCCGAACGGGTAATAGCGATATACCTGGCACGTTGCCCCGGAACTGAAATTGACCGCCAGCCGCAGCTCCCGCGTTTCCCCCCGGCACACCGTGTTGCCGTCGCCATCGAGGGAGACGTCACGGATCGGCAGATTGGTCAGAGGGCTTACCTGCTGCAGATTGAAAACTCCCTCGTTGGCGAGCTTGGCGAACTCGCTCCGAATGTCGCCGGCAAACACCACCTCGGTGCTGGCCTCGCCATTGGCATAGGCTGCGCCGGTGCGCACCGCCAGCACTGTCTTGCTCACATCGGCCACATAGGTGCTCTGTGCATACCTGGCGTACGCCGCCCCAGATGGCAGCGCCGTGGCCAGGGTGATGCAGACGGTATCCGGGGTGGCAACATCCACAGCCGAGATGGTGGCGTTGCCGGAACTACCGACAACGTAAAACCCTTTGTTTGTCCCCTGGGCCGGGAAAAAGTCGGTATCCAGCACCAGGGATCCGGCGGGCACATGGAATCGGATGTAGACATGGGTGCGCCCGGAATCGATCCAGGACGACAGGGGCCGCAGCGGGCTCCAGTCCTGATTTTCGGAGCAGACGCGGCGGATCACTTTGCCGAACTGCTCTCCCAGCCAGCGCTCCCCATCGGCGGAGATATGGATGCTGGCCCCATGCACATGGCCGGGGTCGTATTGGGAGTTGATGGCCGTGGGCAGCTGGTAGGTCGGTCCCACCATATAGATGTTGCGCTCCGCGATGGCGGCCTGGAGCTGGGCAACAGAGGACACCGGTCCGAGTGTCTGATAGGTAAAAAACGGGATAGGGTTGGTCTGGCCGGTGATCGCCCGGATATCCGCGTTGTAATCGCTCACCAGATTCACCAGGTCTGCCTGATAGGTGGCTATGGCATCCGCCTGGGAGAGTGCGGCATCCCAGCGGTTGACGCAACAGTCGTTGTTGGCCTCTCCCTGCATCCAGGTTACCGCAGCCACGGAGTAGTCCAGGCCCAGGGCGTCAGCATAGGCCTGAGCCCTGATCACATCGTCAATGGAGGTGGCGTAATAGCCGCCGTTACTCTGTCGTGCCCCCGCCCTGGAATCTTTGGCGTCGTCGTGACGCTTGTCCAGCTCCCGGATGTATCTGCCGCCGTCACCGGCACAGGAAACAAGGAACGCGGGAAGGGCGGAGCTGGTTTTTGCCGGGGCGTATCGCCCCACCAGTGTCTCTTTGAGATGGTCCGCCATGCCGTTTGCTATGGTCTCGCCTTGATCGGTCGCCATTACCCCGATATTGGCTGTGAGCGGCACAATTTCGAACTGAGCGGGAGGGCGACCAGATGGCGGGACGGTGTTGGTCCAGGTCTGCACCCCGAGAGCAAACCGCAGATTGCCGTGGCCGGTATCGGTTGTGGTGATTAGCGGCAGGGACTGCATGCCCACCCCCAGGCTCTGGCCCATGTGTATGATGTGAGCGACGCCGGAATACTGTGGCAGTCCGATACCGGCGCTGCCAACTTCAGTCGTCGATGAAAACACCGACCCATCATCGCGGATGCCAAACGCCACATTGTTATTGCCATCCAGGAGCGCCCAGGCAAATCCCTCGATATCGGCATCCAGGTAGACCACGTCGGGAGAGGTCAGTCCGGGATGGGTAAACGCCACAAACCGTCCGTCTGCGGTGACCCCAGCGGCAGCGTTGCCGGCGGCATCGGCAATCAGATAGGCATAGGAGACCCCGTTTATGACCGCTTCGGTGATAAAAATACCGGCAGTTTTGGTCTCAATAACCGTGGTCCTACCCTCAACTCCGGTTGCGCGATTCTCCACCTCCGTAACCCGGTCGTTACTCATCTGCACCCACGATCCTGCGCCGTTGGCCCCGGTCTTACGATACGTTCCGTTGTTGGCAGCCGTTGTGTCGTTGGTGACCATGGCCAGCACACCATCGCCATGGGCCAGGTCGGCGAATAACATCGCTTGGGTGGCATAACCCGTAAGTCCCGAGACCTGGGACGACTCCACCACCCCCAACCGCTCCGTTATATTGCTTAGATCCGCTTCCAATTGCACCTGGGTTTGACTCTTTTTCATGTAACGCTGGTCGTACAGCTCATACAGGACCGCCGGCAATACCTCAGCCATTACTGTTTCTCCTTTCACTCTTAGTCATACTGATAAATCTCGTCCCGATACTCCACCCCGGTAATGGTAGCCTGCATGGTTTCGGGAACCCGTTTGATCTTGGTAACCCGGTAGCGCGGGCGTTCTTCACTCACCCTGACCAGCAGATAGGGATATTCGCAGTAGGCAGTGTCGCTGATGCCCGGCAGAGCTCCTGGGATGCTCTCCGTAGTCCCCGTGAGGGGCCCGCTCCACTGGTGGAGCCCATCTTTCAGCCATACCGACAGGCGATACGGCGCGCCATCCACTGGGGTAAACGACTCATCCAGGGTGACGGCACCTTCTATGATGGAGCGAAGCCTACCGGACTGCGCAAAATCATGGGCCGGTGACGCGAAGAGAAAAACGTCCCCGATTTCCACCTCGATACTGTCGATACCGACGTCAAAGGTGATGGTCCGCTCGATGTAGCGGTTCTGGCGCAGGGTGTGATCCAGCAGCGCTCGGGCCTGGGACTCCCGCGTCACCCCCACCATGACCGGGTAGTTGGTGACGATGGGATACTCCGCGCCCTGCACATCCTCGCGGGAAATGTCGCGCTGCTCGTAGGACTGATCACGGTCGAGAAACGATCCCACCAGGATATTGGCGCGGTCGGAACGGGGGATGAAATCCACTGATGCATTGGAGCTGTTACCATCTCCGAACAACTGCACCGGAGTGGCTGCCCGGTCGATAATCACCTTGTATTTACCGCCCGCCGCTACCAGCGTACCGCGGGCGGTGGCGGCGGCACGGAGAGCTATGGCCCACAAATCGGCGGAGAAATCGATTACTGCGTCAAACTGATGCCGCGGCTCGCCATTAACGAGTTCCTGATTCCATTCATTCCAGGCGGCAAAGGAGTCCCAGTGAATATGATTCTCGGTAATGCGGCCGTGACTCCCCTCTATCAGCAGTTTAGCCACCGCCCAGGCGGTGTTGCGGGTGGGCGCGTCCGTCTCCGTAAAGAGCATGACGCTGGCCCCGGAGGCGATTAATTCGCTGTTCTGGACATAGAGGCGCGTCTGACCGGAGACCTGCTCCCAGGTATGCACTCGACAGCACCATTTAGTGAGCAGTCGGTCGGGCTGGGCCATCCCGGCGGAGTCCATCCGCACCAGCCAATAGTAGATGGCGCTGGGCGAGGGAAGCGCGACGTTGACCATGATTTTGCGCATGCCGTCTACTGTAACGCCGTTGATCAAGTTGCCGCTGCCGGCCACCACGCCCTCGTCGGTTGCCACTGTGGTAGTGATCGACGAGGCGGGGACACTGAGGGGCGCTCCCGTGGCAATGGCGGTGATAGTCGGCCTGCCGCCGTAGAGGCGATCGGTGGCCATGGCCCTGACCCCCATCAGGGCGTGATTGGGATATGCCAGGGACCGCTCCACGATCTCGGCGTATCCGCGCAGATAGACGGCGTCCTGGCGCGATACACCCGACTGATCGTCGGTGGTGCGCCAGATCCTGAAAACATAATCGTCACGCGGCAAACCGGTCAGCTCGATCTCCTTGGCGCTCATCCTGAGGGGCGCCGGAGAATAGCCGCTGACGGTGAACACACCCGGCACGTAGAGGGTATCCAGGCAAATGCCGGTGATGGCCAGGTTATCCAGGGTGCGGGAACTGCCCGTACCCTGGTCGTTGCGCCAGTTGACAACGACCTGATACCGGTCCAGGGTCAGCCCCGTGATCTCGAACGACCGATAACGGTTTCCCACGGCTCCGGAGTAGAAAGAAAAAGAGCCATACCCGGCATCGAAAACCGAGTGGAGTTTCCAGGCACCGCCAACAGGCCGGTACCAGACATCCAGCGCCATCCAACGGAACAGATCAGATATGGCCTGCACGGTGAATTTAACGGCGCTGCATTCCACGGTGGTGGTGAATCCGCTGGCCACCCTGGTAGTCATGCCGCTGATGTCCGGGACAATGTCGGTCGCGCTGTAGAGGCAATAGGCGCCACCGCCCAGAGCCCCGCTTACCGCGACGGTGCGCGCGTCATCGGTGTAGGCATTGAAACCGACCGTATCCGTGGTGAGATTGCCGCTCTGGGCGCAGTAATACGTCACGGCGCCGATCTTCAGACAAAACAACTGACCGACGGTCATGACCTCATCGAACCCCGTGCCATCGTCTGTCAGGGTATAGGGATTGGCGCTGCCGGAGAAGGCCCCGGAGGCCCGGTCCAGGAAGAGGAGTGGAGGGGCATAGACCGGGTCTCCGGCCGGAATATTGGTCCATTCGGTGATGGTGGATGACTTGTACTGAATGGTGGTCACCACCGATGTGGGGAGCGCCTTGCCCTTCTTATTCAGACGGTACAGGCCGGAGGGGGCGGCCAGGGTGATGCGGATGGCAGAGAGAGAGCCCTTGGTTTGGAACGTCACCGGAGTCTGCGACAACTTGGCCTGGGCGTCGTACTGGATCTGAATCCGTTCGAACAGGCTGATGGGGAGCTGTTCGTCGTCTCCCGGACGGAAGACGGCGGCGGTGTTCTCGTAGTAGTCGATGGTGGTGTCGTTGATGGCCAGGGATTCGAAGCGGGTAATTGGACCCAGGCAGGGGCAGATCAGCGAGTCCAGGTATTCGTGATTCTCGCCGTCGAACCATGTTTTTTCGCTGATGATCTGCCCCCCCACCTTGCAGACGCCGAATAGCAGCGGCTTGACCAGCCCCTGTCGGAAATCGTTGACGATGCCATCCCAGGAGTAGGTCCGGCTGTCTGCCAGGTCGCCGCCGTAGCCCGAGAGGCTGGGTTTATCGGCCATCAGCTGGGTGATCCCCTCCACGGCCCCAGAGATCACCAGCATTGCGCCCATCTTGAACATGAACGCGCCTACGGGCGCCAGATAGGGGGCGGTGACCATCATGACCGCTGCCACCACCATCAGCAGGACACCGCCGACTATTTTCCCCACCGCGCCGTCGGCATGGGGGAGACGCATGGTGCCGGCGCCGGGGGTGTAGAGGTAGTATCCCACCAGATCGTCCCGGTAGCGCTCCAGGGGGCTGACCACTACTCCCTTGCGGGGCAGGGAGTGTAACAATGTGAGCTCGGAGGTGACGATCCCCACATGATAGCGATCCCCCCCCGCTGTATCGGACGGGAGCGGCCGGGAACGATACAGCGCCACGCACCATGCCGCGGGCTTATCGGTTTCGGTCCAGTCCAGCGCCTCAGATTCAAGCGCCGCGGCGTCAATGGCGGTCTCGGGGCGGGCGGGCAACTCCATCGAGAGCAGGCTGTAGACCTCACGCACCAGGCCGTAGCAATTGAGCCCGGTCGCCGGAGTCTGGGAGCCGCCCAAAGCAAACTGCACGCCGATCAGGTTCTGCCAGTCGCGGTAATCCACCGCGATGATTCGCTTGTTTTTAGTCATGTTTCCAGTGTCCCGGCGGCCCGCATGTTGGCCAGCAGCATATTTACGCGCGTTAGCAGGCCGTTATGGTCATCCAGGAGCGCATTGTGGACGGTGACCAGGGTGTTGTGGTCAGCGGCCAATTGGTTAAGATCGGCCTTCAGTTCGTTGATCAACTCCTGCACAGCGGGGGTATAGGTCGCTGTGGCATCGGCGGAGACGACCACTACATCCGCTGCCGTGGCGGCAGCGGTGGAGGGGGTGGCGTCTGCCACGGCAGCGGCCACGGAGGTATCTACCCGACTGTCGGCATCGATCAGCACTTTTGCCATGAGGCGGCGCTCGGTGCGCTCGCGACTGAATGTTTTCACACGAAACCCCTGTTGCCCGGTATGCCAGGAAAGCCGTTGAAACGGATCACATTGCCATGGCGCACGCAGTCGTCCAGATTGCGCCCACAGCTATCGGGAGTGCCGGCTGAAAACCACGTCGGCACCGAAAACGTGCCATCGTGGCAGGTAACCCAGCACCCCTTCCCCTTGTATCTGTTCCAACAGAAGTCGTTCAGGAATTTCTCCTGCAGCAGCTTCGCGGTAAAGGGGTTGAACATTCCCAGCTCAAAGGTGATACTCTCCCCGGTCATGGGGCCGCAGTGGCTTATCTCCAGGGATTCCTCATACACGACGGCTGCCAACTCTACGGAGTAGATCCGAAACAGCACCCGATTGCCGTCGATGCTGCCACTCTGGCGCAGGGCGCTGGAGAGGGCGCCTTGGATATCGGAACAGACCAGTTGCACCGTGGCGATCTCACCCTTGCCGTCATCCACCAATTCCTCCAGCATGATGGGGAAGGGGAGATACGGGTGCCCGTTGACGGTAATGCCGTCAGGGCAGGGTGTCAGGTAGAGGATTTCGGTGCCGGTATCGACATCGAACAGGGGAACCCAGGTGGA